TTTCCAGGACCAGGCTTAGAGTTTCAAGATTTTATTTTTAATACGCCAACTATAATGCCTCAAGAAGTATATCCCACGGATCCCGATCCAGGTATTATGTATAATAATCAAGGCATGGGTGGAGTTCCTAACTTATTGCAAGCAAATATGTTGAAACCTGCAGGAATTTTGTCTATAAATAAAACATATGATATCTAGATTAAAAAACTGGTTTACTAAATTATTTAAGAAAGGAGAACCCGATGAACATCAAGAGCATTGGGGAATAGGATCATGATAGATTTAACAGATGAACTGAAAGCTAGAGTACGTGTCCATGAAGGTGTGAGGACACAAATGTACTTGGATACGCTAGGCAAAGCCACGATCGGCATAGGCCACCTTATTCAGCCTCACGAACGAGAAAGATACCAAGAAGGTGTTGAAATCTCCATGGAGGAAGTCGAAGAACTATTTGATATAGACTTGAATAGAGCTGCTGCGGGGGCTGATTTATTAATAGACGAATGTGTTGGACACGATTTGCCTCAACCTGTGGCTGAAGTAATATTAGAAATGGTGTTTCAATTAGGCACAAACGGTGTTCGCAAGTTTAAGAACATGTGGAAAGCTATGCGTGAAAAACGTTGGAAAGACGCCGCTACTGAGATGAAAGACTCAAGGTGGCATAAACAAACAACAAAAAGATGTGAAAGTCTTGCAGAAATAGTTGCAAAGACTAACGTATAGGAGTAGGATAAATCATGGCAAAACGTGATAAGATAAAAAAATCAGTTAAAACTATTGTTGGTATAAATCCAAAATTTAACAAAGATATAAGCGAAAAAATTGTAAAAATAGAAAATCTTACAACAGAAGTAGAAATACCTGCAAAAAGTTATACTTATGACCATTTAACAAAGAAAAAAAGTGGAGGAGCCATGAAGAAAAAGAAATTTCCAGATCTAAGTGGTGACGGTAAAGTTACCAAAAAAGACATTCTTATGGGTCGTGGTGTCATCAAGAAAAAAGATGGCGGACCTGTGAGAGGTAAAGCTAGAGGCATGGGCGCAGCAACTAAGGGCGGCGGCTATAATGTCTAATGGGCATCTTCGGTATTGCTAAAAAAGGATTAGGTCTTTTAGGTAAGAAGAAGAAAAAGAAAAAAACCTTTCTCGACCGAGAAAGTAAAGTTATTAAAAGAATAAAACAGAGAAAAAGAGATGACGCTATTTTTAAAGGCGTATTAGCTGGAACCGGATTAGTTGGTCTTACTGGTGTAAGAGTAGAAAATGCCATAAGGGATAAAGAAAGACGAGGAAAGTATCCTAAACACGGTGCTAAGTAATCCAACTTTTCAACTCATCACCCATAACTTGACTGGCTATGTCAACCTTGTTCTTCAAGGCAGTTAATATTTTTTCATCAACCGTTCCCTGACAAACAAAGTCAACATAGGTAACTTTATTTTTCTGTCCAATTCTGTGTGCACGATCTTCACTTTGTAATCTTATTTCAAGATCATAATTGTTTGAAAAGTACACAACAGTGTGACTGGCAGTAAGAGTGATTCCATATCCACCAGTCTTAGGATTCGCAATAAGATACGTGAGGTCATGATCTTGATTCTGAAAATTCTTAACAAGTTCCAAGCGATCATCACTCGCAGTGTCGCCATAAAAAGCGTCAGCTTTTGTTTCACCATATTTTTCCTTTAGTTTTTTTGTAATAGTTTCGATGTTATGTCGATAGGTAGCCCAGATGATAACTTTACCATCAACTTCCTCTAAGACATCCAGCAATTCATCGTAACGTTTGTTAGGCACGTCGTGGATTTCACCTTGATCATTAATGGTGAACCCACAACATACCTGGTGCAACTTAACAATCTGTGAGAGCCGGTTCACAGATGTCGTTGTTTTGTCATTGAAAATAAACATTGCGTTTCTTCTCAATGATTCATAAGCTACAAGTTGTTTCTCACTCATAGGTATGAACCTTTTCATATATATTTTTTCAGGTAGATCGACACATTCATCTTTCTTGACACGAAATGCGGCAGAGTAAATCTTTTTTTCTAATTCATCTAAACGTTGATAGCCTGTAATCAAAGGAAAATGACGGCCACCAGATGTTGGACGATTGATAATCTTGGCATAACGAGCACGAAAAGCATAATAGTTTGTCTGACCAAGTATCTTAGGATCAAGAAAAGCAAACTGTGTGTAGATATCCAAAGGTGATTTCGTGACAGGTGTGCCTGTAAGAATTCTTTTGTAAGCTATGTCTTTTGATAGTTTCAATAAATTTTTTGTACGTTTAGCATTGTGTGTTTTGATAACTGTGCTTTCGTCAACAATCATCATTGTTTTCTTTTTATTTTGTATGCTTAAATACTTTTCTAAAAACTTCACACCCTTAAGTGATGAAAGAGATTCAATGTTCATTAAAAAGATATTGAGTGGCATATAACTTTTTTCTAATAGATCTGTTAGCTTGGCTTTAGTGACAGGATCTTTGAGACTAGGGTCCCACGTGCTAATTGCATATACTGTTTTCTCAGGTGCTACAAATTCAGTAATTTCTTTATACCAATTACGATACACGGACTTCGGTGCAAGAATTACACAGTTATCCACATCTTGATAATGATGCAAACTCATGAGGTCCATGATTGCTGTAATAGTTTTACCTGTTCCCATCTCCATCAAATAGGCGAAATTGTTGATGTTTGTATCGTGACAAGTTAGTTTTGCCTTTACTTGATGATGAAAAGGTTCCTTCAAAAAAAAGTTAGCCATATATAAAATAATATATTGCATTTTGTTAGGATTTCAAGTATAAGATTCTTATTGAACAATTAAGTGTTTAGCTGACACTTATGGCTTGTGGCGGAACAACGTTTCTAACAGAGGCGTAACGCACAGGGGTGATAGAGTAGGGCCGACTGGCTGAGGCTATCATGAGTAGGTACGAGTACGGTAGATGAAATGTTTATCTGTGTCCAGAAAGTTGGAGGTGAAACAACTAGCCCTCCCAAGCTGTTCTACAAAGGAGGTAATAAATGGCTAACATAATCGATTTTGAAGACCTCAAACAAGATGCAGGTGATTTAAGAAATCTTCAAGATGATGATCTATCTGGATTATCCAAACTT